ATAAAGTGTACTTGATTACCATCAGCACCACCCTCAGTTAGTGCCACAAGATTATCGCCACCAACATAAAGTCTTACATAGTCATCACTATGCTCATATATATAGGTATGCCCACCAATACCATCAAAATTTAATCTGCCTTCTGATGCTACTGCTATATCATCTCCTGATACAATATCACCTTTTGATACAATGTCATTTTGTGAAACAATGTTATCGTCAATAGTGTTAGGCGTAAAGTTTTTGGTCTTTAACTTTCCTTCATTATTGATAAATATTCCAGTAGGCTCATCGTCTATATAGATTTGTTGAAAATCCTTACTTAATGCACCTTTTATCTTTAAACCTTTACTCATTTCTTAAATAGCTCTAACCTTTTTTCAATTTTCTTTATTTTGCCTTTAAGCTTTTCCAACTTCAAGATCTTATTCTCTAACTCTAACACTTTTACATCAAGCTCGTTAGGCTCTTCAACGTACTTCATTACCTTGAAGAGCTTAAAGTTTTTTGCAAGCAAATTAATAATCTTGTTTATAACGAGCTTCTGTAACATTAGTTATCCGACTTCAATCCTTTAATCAACCCTCTAATCATCGAGCCGAATATATTGTCTATTAAATCAACAAACCAAGGCTCTATAGTCTTATTCCACACACCCTTAGTCCATTTAAACTTACTTAATCCTGCTGTCATAGCAACACCAAGCTTTTCAAAAATTCCTTCCACAAAAGCACAAATCTTTTCATTTGGTATTTTCTTTAGTACAAAAAGCACTATTCCACCACCACCTAATCCTAAACTTAAACCTAACCATTCCATAGTCATTCTCCTTTATTTTCTAATTTTTTAACTTTGCCACGAAGACTTCTTACTTCGTTTTCAAGTTTTCTTATTTTTAAACCAAAGCTATTTATTTTAATGTCTAGTTCACTTCTCATCATCTTTAATAGCTTCTTGTCTTGTAAACTACTTCTTATCATTTTTCTTCCCATTTACTTAAATCTAACATCTGTAATGGTCTTTCTATCGTATGGTCTTTAAGCTTATCGTTTTGGATCTGTATCTTTGTTCCGCCTTTAACAAACGGCTTTCCATTAGCAGTTCCAATATCGTAAGCAAAGAATGTTGTTTTCCAAAAACCAACCCTTATAACCCTTGCAGGGCGACCGTCTAGTATCACTACATCGTCAGTATTTAAGTCTTTACCTAGAAAGACCTTCATCCCTTCAACAACTGTTTCTATTGTTGATTTAAATAACAGTAGAGCAACGCCAGATACAAATAACCATACCCAGTTTCCTAAAAAACCTTCTGCTTGTTTCTGTAATTCCTCTTCGTTCATTCATTACTTCATTAACTTATAAATTTTTAAACATA